TACTAAAACTACCTGAGTTATTTGTTCAGTAGTATCGAAATAATAACTCTAAAAAGAAAATGTTTAATCAAAACACATCTGCCGATACTAAGATTGCGGTTTTGGAAGAGCGTCTCTCTTCTTATGAAGTGCTTCTCAATAAGATAGATGAAGCGATTCAAATTATGGGAAGAACTAGTCAGAATATTAGTAAGATGCTTGCCGTTCACGAAGAAAAAATTGAACAGTGTCATAAGGCTGACGACTATATTGGTAGATTGATAGAGGAATTAAGACTAGAAAATAAAGATTCTCACGATGCTGTAGTAGAAAGAATTGAAAAGGTAGAATCTAAGTTAGAGGAATTTGTTAAGTTTCGATGGATTGTAGTTGGAGTTTTTGCTGTTGTTTCTTTTGCTTTCTCGCAGTCACACGTTGTAGTGGATTTATTGACTCCACAAGTTTCTCAAGAGCAAGTTAAAAATAAATAGTGTCAGAATTGGCACAAGTTGCCATGAAGACAAAAAACAAAATCACAGTCTATTCGCTTCAAAAAACAACTAACTCGGTCATTAAATGGACGGCAATACTCACTTCACTTTGCCTTGACAAAACCCGATAGTCTGATAGAATACACGAAAGGTTAATGGTTGATTATGGACTTTGTTGATGTTAAGTACATCAATTTGATTTCTTCACGACTTCAAAAATTTAAGAGAGTAAAGAATAATCTTTTTAATTTTCGGTGTCCTATCTGTGGCGACTCTCAAAAGAACAAAAGTAAAGCAAGAGGATATCTCTATCAAGTAAAAAATAATACAAACTTTAAGTGTCATAATTGTGGATTGAATATATCTTTCAATAATTTTTTGAAACAATTAGATATTAATATTCATAAACAATATACTTTCGAAAAATTTAAAGAGGGGACTACTGGTAAAAACTTTGTTGTTGATGAACCTGAGTTTAAATTTGAAGCACCAAAGTTCAAAGTAAAGATCAATCTTCCAAAAGCAACACAAAATGATGAAGCAAAAAAGTACTTAGAAAGGAGAAAATTAAATCCGGATAAATTCTATTACAGTGAAAAATTTAAGGAGTGGACTAATTCTCTTCAACAAACATTCGACAGTACGGAAAGAGATGAACCAAGAATAATTATTCCGTTGGTTTATCAAAATACTTTGGTCGGATTTCAAGGGAGAGCACTGAGTCCCAATAAAATAAAATACATTACGATAATGATTGATGACAATGCCCCAAAAATTTATGGTCTTGATGAAGTCGAAAAAACTAAAACTGTCTACATCACCGAGGGTCCGTTCGACTCAACTTTCGTTCACAACTCGATTGCTATGTGCGGAGCTGATGGTGATCTTGATAAGTGGGGTATTATCAATCGTGTGTGGATTTATGATAACGAACCACGTAACACAGAAATCGTCAGGAGAATCCAATCTAAAATTGAGAGTGGAGAGTCCGTCGTCATTTATCCAAACACAGTGATTGAAAAAGATATTAATGATATGGTTCTGTCTGGACTTGATATTCAATCTATGATAGAATCTAATACTTATTCTGGTTTAGAAGCAAAACTCAAATTTACCACCTGGAAGAAAATATGAGCAACGGTCTAAAGGTTACAAAGAGAAATGGATCTATTGAGAGCATTGATCTTGATAAGATGCACATAATGGTTGAAGAGTCTTGTAGAGGTCTTGCAGGCGTCTCTGCGAGTCAAGTTGAGATGAAGTCGGGTATTCAATTTTACGATGGAATTACGACTGCAGAAATTCAAGAAATCTTGATTCGTAGTGCATCAGATCTAATTGATTTAGAGCATCCAAATTATCAATACGTTGCAGCTCGATTGCTTCTTTTTGCTGTAAGGAAGCAACTTTATGGGAAAATGAAAGAACTTCCTTCGCTAGAACAACACATTTATGTTTGTGTGAATGCTGAAGTATATGATAATGATATTTTCAACAAATACACTAAAGAAGAAATTGAACGTGCCGATTCTTATATTGATCACGATCGTGACTATCTCTTCACTTACGCAGGTTTACGTCAAGTCGTTGATAAGTATCTCGTGCAAGATAGAAGCGGCGGCGGTGTATATGAAACTCCACAATTTATGTACATGATGATTGCTCTGACGGTATTTGCAGAGTATCCAAAAGAAACTCGTATGTCATATGTCAAGAGGTATTATGACGCAATCTCCAAACACAAAATCAACATCCCAACACCAATCATGGCGGGAGTGCGAACTCCGCTTAGACAATTTGCTAGCTGTGTGCTTGTTGACGTTGATGACACCCTCGATAGTATCTTTAGTTCTGATATGGCTATTGGCCGATACGTTGCACAGAGGGCGGGGATCGGCATCAATGCTGGTCGCATCCGTGGCATCAACAGTAAAATCAGAGGGGGAGAAGTTCAACATACAGGTGTTGTACCATTTCTCAAGAAGTTTGAAGCGACTGTCAGATGTTGCACGCAAAATGGCATACGAGGTGGATCCGCGACAGTCCACTTCCCCATTTGGCACCAAGAAATCCAAGACATTTTAGTTCTGAAAAACAACAAAGGAACTGAAGATAATCGAGTTCGTAAACTTGACTATAGCATTCAAATCAGTAAACTTTTTTATGAAAGATTCATTCAAGATAGTGAAATCACGCTTTTCTCTCCGCATGATGTACCTGGACTTTATGATTCTTTCGGACTCCCTGAGTTTGACGATCTCTATGTTCAATATGAAAAAGATCCGTCCATTAAGAAAAAAACTATCAAAGCGCAAGAACTCATTCTCAATCTTCTTAAGGAACGTGCAGAAACGGGTCGTATTTACATTATGAATATTGACCATTGCAACTCTCACTCCTCCTTTAAGGATAAGATCGAGATGAGCAACTTGTGTCAGGAAATCACTCTTCCAACTTATCCAATTCAACACATCGATGATGAATTTGGCGAAATTGCTTTGTGCATCCTTTCTGCTATTAATGTTGGTAAGGTGAAGTCTGATGATGAACTTGAGGAACTTTGTGACCTTTCTGTTCGTGGTTTGGACGAACTGATTGACTATCAAAAATACCCCGTAAAGGCAGCCGAAATCGCTACTAAGGCGCGTCGTTCTTTAGGAATAGGATTTATTGGTCTTGCTCATTATTTGGCAAAACTTGGTTATAATTACGACTCTCAAGAAGCGTGGGATGCAGTCCACGGTCTTTCAGAATCTTTCCAATATTATTTGTTAAAAGCATCTAATCAACTTGCTAAAGAAAAGGGTTATTGTGAAAACTTTGGACGCACTAAGTATGCAGATGGAGTTCTTCCCATTGATACTTACAAAAGAGACGTAGATGAAATTTCTTCTATTCCATTACAACATGATTGGGAATCTCTCAGGGCATCAATCTTGGAGCACGGTCTCAGGCACTCAACACTGTCTGCACAGATGCCATCGGAGAGCAGTTCCGTTGTGTCAAATGCCACAAATGGAATTGAACCACCTAGAGATTACCTGTCCGTTAAGAAGTCGAAGAAGGGTCCACTTAAGCAGATTGTTCCGCAGTATCAATCTCTCAAAAATAACTATACGCTTCTTTGGGATATGCCTAGTAATCGTGGTTATATCAATGTTGTTGCTATGATGCAAAAATTCTTTGATCAGGCAATCAGTGGTAACTGGAGTTATAATCCAGAGAACTACCCAGATAATGAAGTTCCAACTTCGATAATGGCACAAGACTTCTTAACAACTTATAAGTATGGATGGAAAACCTCCTATTATCAGAATACCTATGACATCAAAACTGATGAAGTCGTAGAAGAATCAAAACAGAAGATGCAAGAACTCCTAAATGATATTATGAGTTCTGATGAAGAAGATTGTGAATCTTGTAAAATCTGAGTTTCAAAATAATTAATTATTTTAAATACTAGTGTGACATTGAGTAAGACTTACCAAAGAGGAAAAAGTATGCAGTACAATTTTATGCCCAAAGAAAATCCAACAAATATTAAAGGCATGACTGTTTTTAATATTGAAGAGGTAAATACAAAAAAGCAACCAATGTTTTTTGGAAAACCTTTAGGCATTCAAAGATATGATTCATACAAATATCCTGTTTTTGAAAAGTTAACTACTCAACAACTTGGATACTTCTGGAGACCCGAGGAGGTTTCTCTTCAGAAAGACCGAGGAGATTATCAAACATTGCGTCCTGAACAGAAACACATTTATACCTCTAATCTGAAATATCAGATTATGTTAGATTCTGTTCAGGGTCGTGGTCCTGGTATGGCATTTATTCCTTATTGCTCTTTGCCAGAACTTGAAGCTTGTATGGAAGTATGGGGATTTATGGAGATGATCCATAGTCGTTCGTACACTTATATTATTAAAAATGTTTACCCAGATCCTTCTGAGGTATTTGATACTATCATTTCTGACAACCGTATTCTTGATCGTGCAAAGAGTGTGACGGAATCATATGATGATTTCATTCAATCAGCACAATTTTATGGTGCATCCGACGCTTGGTTGCACAACATCGAAGGAGTATCATACGCAAAGGAAACACTCAATGATGTTAAACGAAAACTCTATAGAGCAGTCGCAAACGTTAATATTCTTGAAGGTATTCGCTTCTACGTTAGTTTTGCTTGCAGTTTCGCCTTTGGTGAACTTAAGCTTATGGAAGGATCCGCTAAGATCATCTCTCTTATCGCAAGAGACGAAAACCAGCACCTAGCAATAACCCAAAATATCCTGAATAAGTGGAGAGAAGGTGATGATCCTGAGATGAAGCAAATTGCTAAAGAAGAAGAAGAGTGGGTATACGCTATGTTTGATCGCGCTGTAAATGAAGAAAAGCGTTGGGCAGATTATCTGTTCAAAGATGGCAGTATGATCGGACTGAATGATAAACTTCTTCAACAATACGTTGAATGGATTGCAAATAGAAGACTTAAGGCAATTGGTCTTAAACCAGTTTATGATATAGCCGCTAATAATAATCCTCTTCCTTGGACACAACATTGGATTTCCTCCAAAGGACTTCAGGTGGCTCCACAAGAAACGGAAGTTGAAAGTTATGTTGTAGGAGGAATTAAACAAGATGTTACCAAAGATACTTTCTCAGGATTCCAATTATGATGAATGGTGTGAGCAAGAAATTTTAAATGCTTACAAAGAAGCTGCAGAATGTGATGAATATATGTTTGGTGATTATGACTATTGTAAAGAATGGTTAGATATAGTTGATTAATTCTGCATAGATAGGGGAGAGTAATCTCCCCCTTTTTTATGCCTAAAAATCAACTTACTAAAGACGAAATAAAAGTTCGTGTACTTAAACTCAAAGATAGATTATATCGAGACCAACCGAGTTGGGACTCCAAGGGACTAGCCCATAAATACATCAACGAAGTTCTTGATATAATTGATGAGTACAGATATTGACTATGACAATCCTTGGAGTTATAATGGAAGTCCTTTTACCAGTGCTGATATAGGAGACTACTTTGGGTTTGTTTATCTCATTGCAAATAAGTCCAACCAACGACAATACATTGGTAGAAAATATTTTTGGTCGTTTAGAACACCAAAAGGAAAGAAAAGAAAAGTAAAATCAGAATCTGATTGGAAAAACTATTATGGGTCTTGTCCGGAACTTAAAGAAGACATTGACAAATTTGGTAGACAAAATTTTAGTAGAACTATCTTATCACTACATAAAACAAAGGGCAAAACAAACTTTGAGGAGACCAGACGACTCTTCAACCATAATGTCCTCACAGAATCACTTGACAACGGAGTACCAGCCTTCTACAATAGCAACATCCTCAACAGGTACTTCCGAAAAGACTACTATGGCAACTCAGATTGAAAGCGAACCAGTATCTCAAGTTCGTGACTGGGCAATAAGGAAAATTGGATTACTTCACGAAGCAGATCGTCATCGTAATGCACGAGCCCTTGCTGCAGAGTTTGAGGAGTGGATTAATATTCCTGAAGGTACAGAAGAACTGGATTATCTTTGCCTAGAGGAAGAGGGTTGGGGTGACCAAGAAGTTGATATTCGGTAAACCAAACCCTTGACAAATCCTAAATATTAACTTATTATGTAAAAATCCCTGTTATGAGCAGGGTTTTTTATTATGAGTCTGTGCGTTTGATTTAGAGCCGTGGGATCTGCCCCTTGAGAAAGGGGAAGTGCGCTTTTCCTATACGGATGTAGAGTTCAATTAAATTTAGTGCAAAACTTCTTTACTGTAGCCCTGCCTCTTCTGGCAACGGTTACAACCAGTACGGCAACACTGCCATTCTCTAGTTATAAATTGCAAGGTCCTCCTCCCCCAGTGGAAGAACAACCTTACTCCATTATCAAAGAGTTTGAAACAGAGAAGACAGCAATCCGCGAGGTTGCTCCCGAAAAGCCAAAAGAGAAAAGGTTAATTTGTAAAGGGTGTAATGAATATGAGAGTACTGCCCTGGCATTCTTCCAGGAGCGTGGTATTAAAGACAGAAACGCCCTTGCTACCATTATGGGAAATATTCGTCAGGAATCTACTTTTATTCCTAACATTTGTGAAGGTGGTAGCAGAACCAGTTGGAGTAACTGCGGAGGCGGTTACGGACTGATTCAATGGACATCTGCCAATCGTTATTATGGATTGGGTGATTTTGCTAAGAAGTATGGTGGTTCACCATCATCACTTCATACGCAACTTCGTTATCTAACGACTGAGGTTCAATGGCAACGTATCGAAGACAGAATGAAAATACCTGGTAAGTCTATCGATCGTTACATGGACTATGCGTATAGTTGGATTGGTTGGGGCCATCATGGTTCCCGCACTTCGTATGCTTATGATTATGCGTCCCGACTGATTCTGGTAGAAGTTTGATACAATAGAATATAAAACTGAATAATAAATAGAGGAGAGCGGTTGCTACTCCTCTTTTTTATGTTTAATTTTAACTTCGGAAAGAAGAAACCAGATAAGAAGCAGATAATCCTTATAAGCGTCATACTCAGTGGTATTGTAGCAACCCTCTCTCAATGTACTGGAGCGCCCCAGGAGGCGCTCTGGGACCTCTTAGACGAGGTTCAGAGGACCCTGTTTCCTCAGACCATAATCAACGATGTCCTCCTTCAAGACCCTGGAGTGGTGGATAGGAGGGTCAAGAGAGATGTGGATAAAGCCATTCGTGAGTATGAACGCTTGACAAAGGACTCAGAACCACCTAGAGTACCTTTGCCCAGGTTGATCGAGAAAGCTCCAGATAACTCTGAGGCTCAAAGATTACTAGGTGGTGAAATGAGACTCTGTGCTCCTTGGGTTGACACTTGTAAGGAAGAAGATGTAAAATAGAATATGCCGTGGTTCAAGACTTAAGATAAGATGCAGTGGGGCGCTTATCAAAGAGGATTGATTTAGATTCACAACCACACGGCACCCTCTTGACAATCAAATCCTGAACTGATATGATTGTTTTGTTGGTTCAGAAGTCCTCTAACACTTCTGGTAATATACATAAGGCACTGTCTTATGCGTTTCCAACATTTATGGGCATATAGTGAAGTGGACTATCACACGGCTCTTCTAAAGCCTTATCCCTGGTTCGAATCCAGGTATGCCTGTTGGAGTTTATCTCCATATATAAAAGTGATAGAGGGTAAGTCACTGTTATATCCTTATGAGGTATATCACACTTACTCCATCTTGCCCTTGTATTCCAACGGTAGAGAAGGTGGACTTAGAATCCATACAGTGTAAGTTCGAATCTTACCAGGGGCACTTGATTGTTAAAAAACATATGGAATGGAAAAAGCATCCTATCTTTGACTATGAAGCATCTCTTAGTGGTGAGGTAAGAAATAAAAATAAAAAGATAATAAAAACAAAGTCTTTGCAAACATATCACTCTGTTATAACTTTGTGGAGGAATGGCAAAAGAAAATTTATGACAACTTCTAAATTTGTTTATGAATGTTTCTATGGAATAGTTCCAAAAGGATTGGTAGTAATGCACCATGATGAATATCTACCAGATTTTTGTATCAACGCGACATTTAATTTGTTTTTGGGCACTATGTCCATAAATCAAAAAGATGCATATCAAAAAGGGAGAATGATGCCAACTAGAGGTGAAAAAAGTGGAATGTCGTATCTTTCGCAGGAACAAGTTGACAATATAAGAAAAATGAGATATGATGGATGCACTTATGCACAAATAATAAGTGTATATAAAATACCAAAGTCAACTCTATCAAACATAATTAATCATAAAACCTGGGTTTGACATTATACCTTCCATATGGTAAAATAATGTTTATATGCGGGTATCGTCTAACGGCTAAGATGACTGCCTTCCAAGCAGTAGATGGGGTTTCGATTACCCCTACCCGCTCTGAACCTTATAAGGTTCTAAATTTATTCCCCGATAGCTCAATTGGTAGAGCAAAGTGCTGTTAACACTGAGGTTGTAGGATCGTACCCTACTCGGGGAGTTGAAAGGGTTGGAAATGTCCGATTCTTTCAAAGTGGTTCTGGGTGGAATTCCCAGTAGTTCTGTTAGGGACTGTCCTTTGTAGGTTCGATACCTACATCTTCCTTATGGGAGATAAGAACGGCTATTGGAAACCACCTCCTCTGGTAGTCTATTGGTAAGGACAGGCGGACAACGCACTTGGATACTGGGTTCGATTCCCAGACAGAGGACACGGGAGCATAGCTCAGCGGTAGCAGCGTCTGCTTTACACGCAGAATGTCGGGGGTTCGAATCCCTCTGCTCCCATTATATAAATACTCAAAAAAGAGTAAAATGGAATCATTATATAAGTTACTTTCTGATACTCAGGCAAGTCTTTTTGTTCTGTTTCAGAAGACTTGGGTATATCATTGGAATGTGGTAGGAGATGATTTTAAACAGTTTCACGATCTCTTCGGAGAACAGTATGAAGCAATGTTTGAAGAAATCGATAGAATCACTGAGCATATGAGATTTTTGAATGTGAAACCAGTACCAACTCTTTCTAGGATTACTGAAGTGTCTCATATTTCTGAGGCCAATAGTGGACTAGATACTATGGGTATGGTTCGTGATTTATTAGAAGGACATCAAAAGATTGTGGACCTCTTAACAGAAGTATCTGATGAGGCAGAAAGTCAAAAATCAAAAGGGACTATTAACCTTGTCGATGATTTAAATGAAGCACACGGTAAATACATTTGGATGCTAAGATCCTTTACACAATGAAGAAAAAAGCATTTAATAAACTGATCCAGAAACCACTAAGGTTTCACCACCAAGATATTCATGAAGAACTTGATGAAATGAAGTTACAATTATTAGAACTTAGGAGATTATTAGAAAATGTTAGTAGTGAGATGCAAAGACTGCAACAAGGAGATAACCAGCACAAATAAAACACAGGTGTGTGGTTGTTTAAATATGATGACTGTAAGAAATGATAGTGTTTCTGCAGTTGACTTAAGTAGAGTCATTATGGTAAACTCTACAAAGAAAGAACAAAAATCAAATGTGCTTTCTTCTCAAGATATTGCCTGGCAAGAGGCAAGAAGACAACGTAAAGTTCGTAGGTTAGACTTCGAAGTTCGTTGAACTTAATATTGGAAAGGTGGTCGAGTGGTTGAAGGCTCCAGTCTTGAAAACTGGCGAAGTGAAAGCTTCCGTGGGTTCGAATCCCACCCTTTCCGTTATAATTGATACCAAATTAAGATTTTATTTCGTTTTCTGTATCGTAGTGTTACAGAACTCTGACATTTGGTTGACGTTCAAATACCTGTGATTAGTATATAATAGTAATACGCATCACAGAAATGGACCAACATACTTATAATAATTGGGTCCGTATCAAAGAAACTTTCGAAGCTTCTGGAAATACTGATAATATGTTCTACAAGAGAGCAGTAGAAATAGTAAAGACCAGAAGAGATCCCCTTGCAAAATTCCTTGGAGATGAAAAGTGATGGAACCTCACGATGAGTTTATCAGTCGTTCTGAAGTACAAGAAATGATTGATGCTGCTATTGACAAACACAATAAAACTGCTACAATAATATCAGCAGCAATCGGTTCGGTTCTGCTTTTCTTTTATGCCCACGGCGTCATTGCCATTATAGATAGAATACGATGAGACACCTTGCTGGAGAACTACTCAACAATCAAGTTTTCTTATTCGTCTTATGTTACCTCTTGACAATGGTTCCCATTCTGGGTATAATGATCATACATAAAACCAAATAACGGGGTGTAAGTCAGCGGTAGACGGCTTGCTTTGGGAGCAAGAAGACAGAGGTTCGATCCCTCTCACCCCGATCATAAAAAACACTTTATGAAAATGAAAGAACTAGAAGATCTCGAATCCTTTACAGTCGAAGAGTTCCAAGCAAATTTTGACAATCTCATAAGTCGAGTCGAAAATGGCGAATCATTTATTATACGAGATGGTCATAGAAGTGCTATAATAGTTCCCTTTAAAGAAACCATAAAGTACGCATTAGATTCATTAGATCCTGTTGTGGATGAAGAAATAATACACATTCACACAGACCACGAAGAAGGTTCGTAATTTTGATGGGGGTATAGCTTAATGGTTAGAGCGGGCTCCTTATAAGGGCTTAGTCTGGGTTCAACTCCCAGTATCCCTATTGCTCCTTTAGCAATCTGGTGAATGCAGCGAACTCATAATTCGCCTGAGGCGTGTTCGATCCACGCAAGGAGCACTAGGACAGGATCAAAACTGTCCACCTTGACTTCTCCAAGTCAAACCCTTATAATACTAAGGTCAACATTCAAAACAATGACTCTCACAGCAAAATTCAAGAAAGACGTTCAAACCCTTCGTGGTGCAGCAAATGGTGATTTCTACCTTGATGTAAAGAATCCGAAACTTTATAAGAAAGTTCGCCGCTACTATGAAAACGAAGGTGTAGTGTTCTCTGGTGATCCTCTTGATGACTATGAAATGCTTATGGAATATGTTCTTGCTGATTTGGAATCTGTTGAGGTTGCATGACAACGAGACTTCCTAAAGTTCTTCTGGAACGAGATGGATATCGTTTCGTTGAAGTGGGTATTCTTGAGATAAACGGTAAACCCGATTATCGTTTGCAAAAACAAAACTTCTATACAAAACGATGGAATGACATTTATCTTTTTGATAATGGTCTACAATGCACTACTGCTATGGAAGACATTGAATATGCGCGTTGGCTTGACCCAGACAGAGTACCTTGCTACATTAAAGATGATGAAGACTAAGATATAGATAAATAATACAAAATAATCTATATCTTATGTATAAAAACCAAGCAGATGCCAATGCCAAAG